GAGCAAGGTTCGCCGTCGCCCGGCGCTTTCGGTCAGTGAACATCTCAGGCGGCTTGCCGCCGTCTACAGCCTCCTTTGTCGGGTCAATCGCGCTGGCCCCGCCGACTTCCGCTTCCTCGTAATCGGCCTGCCACGCCCTGCCCGCCTCGAATTGTGCGCTGTCGATCTGCTTGGCGGCTGACATCCGCGCCAACGGATCGTCTCGCAGCGAGCGCAAGACAGTGATCTTCCCGCCTGGCTCGATCGCGTATGGATCATCCACTTCCACAATCGCCACGCTGGCATTGCGGACCAGATCGGTCGATCTGCGGTCATGCACAGTCGGCAACGTGACTGTCGCCTTACGCTTTCGTCCTGCTCTTGCCATGGTGATGCTATGCCCCGTGTGTTCAGAAAAGACCGCAGATTGCCAAGATTGCCCCTCGGCAGATCAGTCAGTGTGTGAGTTGTCTAAAGCTCGTAACTTTTCATGTGCCCGCATTGTTTGCAGCGCATCGTGTATCTTTGAGCGATTGGCCGCTCTCCCCTCTCAGCTCCGCGCTCATAAACCTTCCCGCGCATCACTTCCTCAAACTGACATGGGCCACAGCCCCAAATCTTCCGCACTAGCCACATAATCATTTCAGGCTTTCCTTCCATGCCGCGATCATTGCAGCGTAGCGAATTCGGTGCTTTTCCTTGCAGCCAACCCACAGCGGCGTCGGTCGAAACTGTGGCATCATCGCCTTGGCCGCTGCCTTGAGCATTCGGTTCGTCGGGTGCTTCGGGACTACCGCAAATCCTGCGGCGTCCAATTCTTCAATAACGCGCTGCGCAACGCCTGCCATGTGATGCTCCACTCAGTTGCTGATCTATCGTTAGCGGGAAGTCCCCGCCTTCTGCGGTCTTCGCTGCTCAATCAAAATTACATTCCGAACAATACCCCGGCTTGGCGAAGCCGTGAGGGCATACATCAGTCTCGCCCTTCAGCTTTCCGATCTCAGTCTCGATAAATTCCAAAGCTGCATTCCATCCCCTCGGATATCCCCAATCCTCATGTTGCTTCTGCATGTGGTTTGACTTCGCCAGAGTCTCAAGGCGTTCAAGATCGGTCATGATGCCAGCCCGTATTTCTGGAGGATTTCAGCTGGCGCTCGGCAACCAACGGCTCCCGGCTCCGGCCCGGCGTGCTTCGACCACACGCCAATCGTTGCCTTGAGTTTCACAACAGCTTCCCAATCAAACGGCGCGCCTTGCTCGGCTATCTGTTGTCCGTAGTCCCGCCAACGCTTATCGCGCAGCCACTTCACGGCCTGTGGGATGTATGGCGTGCCAGCGTTTTTGGATTCCGCTCGGGCGCACTGGCGAGCCCCGGCAATGATCGCTTCGGGGTCCTCTCCGCTCTTGACGGCCGCTTCAAACAGCCTACGTGCGGGCTCCTTGGGATTTGCGCCGTCACGCTTTGGGAGGCTCTTCCAGAATTCCTCGAATTTTTCATCGGTGCGCGTCGGCTTGACGACCGCACAAGGATCTTTCTTCTTTTCCTCTTCCTTTCCCCTCCCCTCCAGTCCGATTTGTTTCGATTCCTCGCTAGGAATAGCTACGATTTGCGATTGATCGTCAGATGGAGCGGGGCAGACTTTATATTTGCTAGGATTATCAATCTTCTGGTGCTTGCTCCATCCGGTAATCTCAAAAAACATCTTCTCATCAGCGGTGTAGAAGCGGATGAGGCCAACGGCGCTCAACTCGTTCAACATATCTTGGATATCCGAGCCGGAGCACGAGTCGCCGGGCATTACTTGCGCCTTGATGGTACGCGGTGCGACAGGCGCGCGCCCGAAATCATCGACGAAGTTCCACAGGCCGATAAACAGCAGTCGCGTGACCGGCTTGCAGTCCATCACCTGTTCGCTTGCCCAGAATTCCGGCTTGATCGTGCGGATGCGCGCCATTTAGAGCATGGCCTCCTGCTTTGCGGGCTTGGGCGCTTCTACGAACATGCGAGGGCGGCTAAGTTCGTCCGCAATCCGGCGACATGAAATTTCAAAGTAAGCCGGATTAACCTCGATCCCGGTAAAGTTGCGTCCGAGGGAGGCACAGGCAACGCCGGTCGTCCCCGACCCCATGAAGGGGTCTAGGATTGACACACAGGCGTCAGGAACGAACCCAAGGCACCAGCGCATAACCTCGACGGGCTTTTGCGTGGGGTGCTCCTTGCCGTCCGCTAGGGCCTTGGCGCGGGGGTAATCGAATATGCGGGCTGCCGCCCTTTGCGATGACCACGCCATCTCAAGGTCTGCCAGCGAAAAGTCGCGCTGGCCCTTGTCCCAAATGAGCCATTGCATGGTCGGCGGCAAAAGGTCGGTGAAGTAGTTCCCACCCCAAATGATCTGGTGCTTGCTGATTTCCAAAAGCTGCAGGATGAGGCTTGGGGGGGGGCGCTGTTTGTCCCACGACGAGTCGCCGTAATACTTCCAGCCCCATTTACCTTTGTTTTTGGCCGCAGCCTCGTCCGCCCCAATCCCATATGGCGGATCGGTCACAACCGCGTCCACCTTGCCAAGCGTCGGCAATATCTCGCGGCAATCCCCGAGATAGAGCGTGACGCCCTCAGCTAACCGCTCAATGCGCCCCATGATCAGGCACCCAGCGCATTGAGATACGTTTCAAATATCGCCTCGCGCTCTGCCCGGTCCTGAGCATCTTCTTTGCGATAGCGAACGATGGCTCGCAGGGCTTTAGTGTCGTAGCCGTTTCCCTTGGCCTCTGCGTACACATCCTTGATGTCCGAGGCGATTGCTGCCTTATCCTCTTCAAGCCGCTCCACGCGCTTGATAATGGATTTGAGCTGGTCTTTAGCGATGGAGTTGTGTCCGACGACGCTCATGAAACCCTCCGATACTCACCATGAAATTTCTCTGCCGCGTCGCTGTAGGCGCGATGCGCCTCTTGAGGGTCGTCAAACACTCCAAGCCACGTCGTCACGCCGAATGCTGTTATCAGCGCAACCCATTTCCCACTGCGAGAATCCCAGGAAACACCCTTTAAACCGGATGCTGTTCCCGCTCGCGCGCGGCGGTTCATATTATTTTGGCTGCTAGTCGCCAGTCTTAGATTGGCCCAACTATCATCGTCGCGGACCATGTTAACGTGATCAATCTGGCACTCCGGCCACCCCCCTGTCATATAAAGCCATGCAAGGCGGCACGAACGATAAAGCCTGTAGTCCACCCTGATTAGTCGATAGCCACGAGTGTCTAGCGCTCCCGCCGTGCGGCCCGCAGGCCCGCCGCGAATAGCGCGCCAGATGAAAACACCAGTCCCCGGATCGTAGTCGAGTAGTTCCTTTACGCGCGCCTGTGTCAGGCCGATCTCAGTCATGCGTGGCTCCCCTCAGTTTCTCAGTCAGAATCTCGATGTCTCGCTTGATCGGATGACCCAGCGCGATCATCTTTTCGACGGTCTTGACGCTGTGCATAATCGTGGTGTGATCGCGGTTGCCGAAGTGACGGCCAATGACCGGGTAAGAATGCGCTGTGAACTGCTTGGTGAGATAGATCGCGGCAGCTCTTGGCAGATAGTATTTCTGCGCCCGTCGCGTGGTTTCCATGTAGAGGCGCGGCACATCGAAATAGGCGCACACCTCATCCTGTACTGATTTGATCGTCACGGTTTCGCGGAGGATCGACCACGCCTGCGAATACCATTGATCGGCGGAGATACCCGCTGCACGGACTGCTGGGCCGGTCTTAGGCCGCTCGATCCGGCCAAGGCGCTGCTGATGAGCGCGGTGAAACTCGCGCTGAGATTCGGTGATGCTTGCCCCTAACATTATCGCTCCCTCCCCGCCTCCTTGATTGATCCGTCAAAACGACGCCAGCGCGTGATCTTACGCGGCTTCTTGAGTCCGAGATGTTTCTTGCGCACGCGGTCGTTCTTGGCCTTCAGACGGCGATCAGCGCGCGTTTTGTCCTTGTGAGGCGCAACCAGCGCAGGAGCCATATTGCTCTCTCGGTGCTCTCCTCCGTTGCAGAGCGCCAGGATATGCTCAAGCTCCCATGCCATGCCCCGCTCGATCTTGATGCCGGACAGGTAGCACTTGCCGCCATAACGCTCGAATACGCGGACCTTGACGGAATCCGGCACCTTGGCGTCGTCAGTCTTACCGATCCACTCGTCTGTGCTGCGGCTCATACACGCGCCCTCGTATTTGAGGACTGCGTGCGCCACGCCTCAATCTTCGCGTCTGCTGCGGCGCGCAAGAAGCGGTGCCCCTCGTCTTCAAGGACGGCCTCTTTGATTGCCTCCAGATGCGCGACATATCGAGGATCGGAATAGGCCTCACGTTCCTGGATCACGGCGGACTTGTCGCCGTGTTCCTTCATGATCTGGGCTTTGACGACCTTCCGGTATTCCTCGACGTAGATTCGATCTGCCCGCGCTTGCGCCGCATCCCTCGCGTTGTCGCGGAGATAGTCCAGCGCCTTGTCGATCTCGTCGTCAGTGATGTAGGAGCGGTTTGTCATCAGAACGGCACATCATCGTTCATGTCGTCGCCCTTGCCAGCAACGCGGCTTGGCGGCGCATTGTCCGACTTGCCGTCCAGCATCGTCAGAACACCGCCGTAAGCCTGGATCACGACCTCGGTTGAATAGCGGTCCTTGCCGTCCTTGTCGGTCCACTTGCGAGTTTGAAGGCCGCCCTCGATATAGACCTTCGATCCCTTGCGAAGGTATTGCTCGGCGACCTTGCAGATCGGCTCCGAAAAAATGACGACCGTATGCCAATCGGTCTTTTCCTTGCGTTCGCCGGTTGATTTGTCGCGCCAAGACTCAGATGTGGCGATGCGCAGGTTCGCAATCGGCCTGCCATCCTGCGTGCGCTTGATCTCTGGATCGGCCCCGAGGTTGCCGATAAGGATTACCTTGTTCACTGATGCGCTCATGCCGCCGTCCTTTCTGTTGTTTCCATTGCCCGCAGACGCGCCACTGTTGCGTCGAGTTCATCGTTGAACTGATCGACAGCATCCGCGATGGTGCGAATGTATGTGTCGTCGCGGATGATCCGCTTTGTGAAGAGCGGCAGTTTCGGCCAATAAGCAGTGAAGTCCCACCACTCGCGCTCCGTGATCCACATGCAACCCTGCACCTGGGCTTTATGCTCAGGCGGCATTTCGCCCTTGAGTAGAAGGTCGATCAGGAGGTGCGGCAGCTTTGTCTTGATCTCCAGGCCGCCCCTATCGCCAATCAGTGAGTCAGGCGAAGCGCCTGCCTTGCCGTTGGTCACAAAGCCAACCCGCAGCGGGTCGCTGTCCGTCATGAACGAATAGAGATCGCGCGCCTCGTCCTCCATGGCTTTACCGCGCTCCATGTGAGCGTTGGTAAAGCTCTCCATTGGCTCACCAGTGATGATCTCGCCAGCCAGCTTCAGGAGATAGGTTTTCCGCGTGAGGCTTTCGCCGCCACCCTTGCCCTTCGCCATGACCGTGTGAAATTCGCTGGCTGTCGGGATGCCAGAGCGGGCGCTAAACCACTCGGGGCTTCCCTGTTCGCAATCAATGATCTTCATGACTTGCTCCGCTTGGCTTCAAGAAGGCGCATGGCATGGTCGAAGTCCGGCGCGAGGATTTCGGCGAGGCTCCCGACCTTGAGGTATTTGCAGAACCGCTCCTTATCCGCCCCAACGTCATCCGCCAGTGCGATAATGCGTTTGAGCTGATCGGCAGAGATGAATGCGGGCTTCTCGGCATTCGCGCCGTCGTCGTCATTGGAAGCCGCAAGACCAAGGGCCGCCTTCAGCGTGTACCGCTGAAGATACGTGATCGTTGAGCCTACAGCCTGGATACTGTTCTTATTGCCGCTCTCGTCCCGTCCAGCGGTAAGGGTATTTTCTTCCGAGTGGCCAAGTCGGTGAGACACGACGCACGTCACGCTCACAGGTTCATTCGGCTGCGAAGTCGTGCGGAACCGATACGAGAGGCCATGCTTGGTCAAAATGGGATCGACGGTCCTCGCGATTTCGGCCAAATCCTCGTGCCGATAGTTCGTGCGGCCCTTGGACGAGGTGAAATCAACCTCCCGGTTCTTCATGATGACAGGAATCTCCGCCTTCGCGGCGGCCATCGCCTCGTCAAACGAGCGCCGGGCGTGGCTGGCCTGCCAGCGGTCCTGCAGGTCCATGAGCTTGCTGATGACCTCAACACCAGCATTCGAGGATACGGCCCTTTCGAGCATATCCATGGGCGTTA